GATCTGTAGCGATGGGGGACGTGCTTTACTCGGTGCAAGGGAACCTTCTTTATTCATTCGATAGCTCCGGAGTCGGAACAAGCCTGGGAACAATACCCGGAACTGTGCGGGTATCAATGGCCCATAACGGTCTTGTGCTGTGTATCGTTGTGCCTGGTTCAACTGCTTACGTTTACACCGCATCAACAGACACTTTCGCACAAATAACGGATGCTGACTATACAACATCGGACACGGTTGACTTTAGCGATGGTTATTTCAAATTCTCTGAAACGGATGGAACAAATTGGTTTGTTTCAGCTCTAAACGATCCTACCTCAATTGATCCGCTTGACTTCGGATCAGCAGAATTAAACCCGGATGATATAGTTGCAGTGTTTTCAAACTATGATGAAGCAATTGTTTTTGGAACTGAAACGACAGAGCGATTTCAGAATATTGGTGGAGCTGGTTTCCCTTATCAGAGAATTCCCGGGGCAAGCTACGAAAAAGGATGCCATGCCAAATATACGCCGATCCAATGGGAAGGTGCTTTTTACTTCATGGGTGGTGGCAAGAATGAACTTACATCGATTTATCGTGGTGGTGGATCTGCTGAACCTGAAAAGGTAAGCACAGACGCCATAGACACCGAGATTCAGAAATTCACTGTATCAGAAATAGAAGCGGCCTTTTCCGTTGCTTACTCTGTCCGAGGCTACTCTTTTGTAGGGTTTACAATCAGATCATTGCTAACGACTGACCGAACGTTTGTCTACAATGTCACATTCAGCAAGTTGTCAGGTAAGAATACATGGTTCGAACAGCAGACAGGTGTATCTGAAACATCATGGCGAATTAATTCAATTACAAAAGTGTACGACAAATTGGTTGTGACAGACAATAAAGATGGCCGACTAGGGTACCTGGATGTGGACACCTACACCGAGTATTCAAGCGTTATTTTAAGGGAAAAGACACTAGGTCCACTGGCCAGTGAAGGCTCATTATTTATCAGCGAAATGGAGCTGACAGTTGACGCCGGGCAGGGATTGAAAGCCGGTCAAGGTTCTGACCCTATGATCATGATGGATTTTAGCGACACAGGTGCGAGAACATGGTCAAGTGAATTCTGGCGTCCAATTGGCAAAATAGGCGAATATTTCAGGAGAACAGTGTGGAGGCGGTTGGGCCGTGTACCGAGTTACCGGGTTTTCAGATTCAGGCAGACAGACCCAATCAAAACAGTTTGGATAAAACTGGAGGCAGAGATTGCAGCCTAAAATAAAACTTGAATTAGCAACAAATCCGATAGTTGATGAGAACGGGCTGCAATCAAGAAGGTTCAACCGTTTTCTGCAGGAAATTAGCCAAAACCTTTGGAAAAAGCGGTACATTGCAGACACAGACGGAAGCGAAGACTTTACGATTAGTTCAGACCCTGCAATTGTAGCTTTAAAACGTGGATGGATAATACCATATCAAACAGACGACATAATCTGGAATATTGACTTTTGTTTCGTTTACACGGTAGCAAGCGCAGTCAGGACAAGGGTTGACTTAACGCTTCCCTTAGTTTTTGCCAACGTTACCGACTATAATCAGCCATGCCACGGACAGCAGACAACAGCCGCACCAGGAGCCGCAAATTGTGTTTGTGTGTCAAATGACGGTGAGGTTGTCCTTTTACATGATTCAGAAACGACGGACGCTTATGTCTTCAGAGGAAATGGAATTGAACTCAAGCAAAAACCAGATTGGGTTGAATAGGGCAGACTACCTGGTTAGGCTATTAGAGTTTCAGGAGATGCTACTAAAAGAGGAACAGGTTGACCTACCTCTTACTCATGAGTTCACACCCGGTATTTACATGAGGACAATCTTTATGCCTGCTGGCGCGTGGGTTATTGGGAAAACGCACAAAACAACACATTTTAATATCATCCATACAGGTGTTGCTAATGTGATGATAGATGGCGAAATAAGAGAGATAAAAGCCCCTGACATGTTTGTTTCTGGTGATGATGTAAAGAAGGTTCTCTATATCAAGGAAGATATGACTTGGAGTACGGTACACCGCATTAACGATTCTGATCTGGTAATGGACGGAGATTCAATAAACATTGAAAAAACTGTTGAAAAACTCGAGCCAATGATGGTTTGCACTGCAGAAGAAGAAAGGGAATTGATAGACCAAAAAATACAGCAATTAGGGGAATTATGACATACGCAGCAGCGGCAACTATTGGGGCGGGCGCCCTTAGTTATATGAGTGCAGAACAGAGTAGGAGAGCACAAAGCGATGCAAACAGTAAGAACGCAAGGCAAAATAAAGAACAGTCGGCGTCGAATAGGCGTCAGTTTGACATCAACACGATGCTTAGAGAGGAGGACACTAGATTAGGCGAGCAGAAATATAGAGACCAATACGGCGGCGGCGGTATTAATCAATCAATTCGTGATTATTCAGGGCAACAGCTTGGTGGATACGGACAGGCAGGACAGGCAGCAACACAACAGATGCAAGCCTTACTTGGTATGGGTACACCAGAGGAACAAGCAGCAGCACAAGGTGCTATTCAGGAAAGCACCGGCCAGAAATTTATCCGGGAACGTGCTCAAAAAAGCCTGTTACGTGGTAGTTCTGCAATCGGTGGATTGGGTGGTGGGAATGTCAGAACCGCCCTTGTGGAACAGGGTGCAGGATTTGCGGCGCAAGACCTTGAAAATCAATATTCACGTCTGGATTCTCTTTCTGGTAGAGGACTTTCAGCAGGTCAAGCAATGGTTGGAAAGGACGCTGGTGTACTTGATGGTGGACGGACAGCAAGCGGACCTGTTAGTGGTGGTCCTGTTTCTGATGGTCGTCCGTTGCCACAGGGAGCAAGCGGCGGACCCGGTGCCGCTATTGGTGGAGGTCCACAATACAGTATGGCTAATAGACAACCAGGAGCAAACGGCGGACCTTCGGGAAGATATGGCGGCGGCAGCGTCCTGGATCGGTATGGAGCAGAAGAAAAAGCAACAACAGACGAACGCGATAGATTGAGGTTTGAGCAGGATCTTAGAGCCGGTGAAGGGTTCGACGCAAAATACGCCAAGGAAGAGGCGGAAAGAAAGAAATGGGCAAAATTAAAAAATGCGTTTGGCGCGTGATAAGGGGAAAATATGATACCAATGCAAGCAGTGCAACAACCTGATTTGGGGCAAATATTACGACAGAGCCTTGGAACATACAGGGATATTAGAGGCATTCAGAAAGAGGGCGAAGACCGTGACATTGAAGACGCCGAACGATTCACAAAGGAATCCTCTCAACTTGCGGCCTCTATTCGTAATCTGCCGGTAGACCAAAAAATACAGCGAATCCAAGCGAGGGTTGAAGATTTAAAAGCGAGGGGAATATCGTCTGAAGCAACCGAAAGACTCTTGGCAATGTATCAGTCAGGTGTTCAGGGTCAACAAAACGCCGGGAGCATGGAAGAGTCTGAAATGATGGGCGCAAAGATAACCGAGGCCGATGAAGCGATAGAACAACGTTACCAATTGGGCGTACAAAGGGGATACATCAAAGAGCCGAAAGCAGCCGAGCAATACCGACCAGCCACAGAACAGGAAAAGCAATCTTTCGGTGTGCCTGTCAACGAACCGTTTCAGATATCACCTAAAGGTCAGATGGTCAGAACGGGTGGAAAAGGTCAGAATATCGAAGTTAATGTTGGTGGTGCAGGTGATTTCCAGACCGGGACAATTCCCCCTGGATATGCACTTACGAAGAGGAACGGGAAACCGCACTATGTTGAAATCGGCGGCGGACCAATTGCAAAGAAAACAGCAGAAGACAAGAAGAAAGATTTGACGAAAGCTAAAAACACCGGTGCGACCGCCAACTTGGTTAAAGAAGATATCGGAAGGCTTTCGGCACTTGTCCAGAATCAAGACTGGTACAACCCAGCTACAGGTGTGTCCGGGGATTTGCTAAAAGACATTTCCGGAACGGCTGCGTTAGATGCTAGAGCGTTGCAAACAACCATTGGTGCCAATATCGGTTTTGATCGGTTGCAGGCCATGAGAGACGCATCAAAAACAGGAGGCGCATTGGGCGCAATATCAGAGCGCGAAATGAAACAGCTTGAGTCTGTAATGGGTAATCTGGACATGAAACAGAGCGACGCTCAAATTCTGTATAACCTGAAAAGGCTTGATAAGCTGTACGCCGGAATAATCAAAAAGGCTAACGCATATCCAAGCGCCAGTCAATTCGGGTTTGGAGATGCAAGCGTTCAGGAAGTGAGCCTACAAGGAATACAACCACCACAAGCGCCTCAAATGCCACCCGAAGCAATGGAAAGGTATAAATAATGGAACCTTGGCAAAATCAGCTATACCAAAATTATATTGCAGGGTCCATGTCTAATCAGGGCCGATCTAATTATGAAGCCGACGTTATATCCGGAGTTATCCAGGCACCCGAAGGTTCGCAGGGTCCATGGGCGAATTTGGCGAAAGGTTACATTCAAGGAGGTCAGCAGACTGCGGCGGCACAACAGGCTCCACTAGAGCAGATCGCACAGCCACAACCAGCGCACGAAATGGAGGTGACGCCACAGATTGTACCAGACGAAGTATTGACCCGTTTCTGGGATGGTCAAATGTCTGATGAAGGTATGAAAAATCTGATAAATGACTTTCAGGATGGCCGTATTGTTTCCGCTGAATCTGAAGACGTTCCCATTTTAGAACAGGCACGGCAGGCCATATCTGGAGAGGGTAAAATAGTAGCTGAGACTGAAAAGCTTCCTTCATGGGTACGAATGCCTGAAATGAATAGTTTGAGCATTAAGACGGCAAAAAACCTTATTGGGACCATGGCAGCGGGTCCGGCTGAAATCGCTCAAGTAATAAAAAACCAAAATCCGGATGTTCAGGTTGAGAGTGATTCAAAAGGTAACGTAGTTTTTACATCCGGAATGGATGGGAATCAGTACGCAATCAAACCCGGCTTCAGAGTAGAAGAGGACTTGCTACGGTCAGGCGCAACACTTTTAGCTTACGCAGCAGGTTCACGGCGTCCGACAGTAGCCGGTAGAATGGGAGGAGCCGCACTGACTCAGTTGGGTATTGAAGCCACTCAGGAAGGCACAGGAGGCACTTTCGATGAAGAGGAAATACCACTTGCTGCATTGTTTGAAGGTGGTGTCGCTGTATTTGGTAAAGCCATCGCAGGTATTAAGGGTGCAATGGCCGGAGCGAAGGCACCGAAAGCGTTCAGAGCAGCGGCTGAAAAGATGGGCGTATTCCCCACGGCTGCAGAGAAAACAGTCGAGACAGCGGAAAAGATGGGCGTCTCTCCTATGACTTCTGACGTATTTCCTCCAAAGACATTTACCGGGAAAATTGGACAGGCTACCACTGAAAGAATTCCATATGTCGGCACAGGACCGGTCAGAGCCAAGCAGCAAGTGGACAGGGTGCAGGCTATTAGAAACGTCATGGAAGAGTACGGAGCGGATGAAGCGGCCCAGGCTTCTGATGATGTAATGAAAGACCTGGTTAAAAAACGTGGGGCTGACCTGACTAAATACACTAAATTAAAGGGTGATGTAATTGATCGGTTGTCGAAAGAAACTGATTCTGGAAGTAAATTCGCCGCAAGTGTTGACGATTTAAATATAAAAGGAGAATCGGCTAGGGATTTTGCAGACGAAGCAATATCAAATGGCGCACAAGTCACCCCGGATGGGAAAATTGTCGCATACCACAGAACATCAAAAGAGGCCGCTGACAAAATAAGAGAATCAGGTGACTTTATTGGGAAAGAGGACGGAATATTCTTTTCATCTTCGGATACCGGGCAAGCTGTTGGTTTTGGTGAAGAGGTTGTAAAGTTAGAAATCCCAGTAAATAAATTAACTCTTGACGATGCGTTTGGTGATGAAATCCATTTTAAAGTGCCGACGAAACGGGCAGGTGATAAGGTAAATCTAAAACAACATATTGTGAGTGGTTGGGATGGAAACACAGTCCCAATAAACAAAACCACAGCAGCAATAGATAAAGAGGTGACAAGACTGAAAGAATTGGGGTCGAAAGACGTTGAACCACTTATCGTAGCCATGGAAGATGCCGGGCAGTCTTTCGAAGGAAAGTCACTCTCTCAGGTTGAGGATCTACGGAAGATTTTAGGCGAAAAATTGAAATCTGTTGATCTGGCAACGGTCAAGGATCAGGCTCAGAAATCGATTCGAAAAATATACGGCGCTCTCAGGGAAGACATGGGAGGCTTTATCAAGGCCACAGGTGAGCCAAGAGATTTCAACAAATGGAGTGTAGCAAATAAACGGCTTGCAGGCATGATGAAAGAGCTTGATGTATCGGCGCTTAAAGGAGTCCTTAAGAAAGGCGATCAGACACCCGAAGAGGTCAGACGATTGCTGTTCAGCAGGAAGCCTAGTGAGATAGGCAGGTTGTATAAGGGATTGACACCAGAGGGCAAATCAAGGGCAAGGGTGGCCATATGGCAGGAAGCACTTGAAAAAGCCGGTGGAATCGATGACTTGTCAACCGCAAAATTCAGCACAGCATTAAAAAAGTTGGAGAAATCAACCGGTGTTTTCTTTCACGGGAAGGATAAGCAGGTTCTCGATGGTCTTGTGAAAACGCTGAAATTGACGAAACGCTCAGAGATTGCAGGTGTGGCACCACCAACTGGAGTTCAAAACGTTCCAATGATTGCAGCCTTCGGACTTGCGTCAGTCGCTGGTGGACCAAAAGGAGCGGCAATAGCCGGTGGTATCGGAGCCGCAGCAAGGGCTTATGAGTCGAAAGCGGTTAGAAACCTGTTGATTAAAATCGGAAAAGGGACAGGTGGAGAGGCGAAGTATATCAAAACACTGAACAATGTACTCAGGACGATCAGGCAATACAACAAGAAAGAATCACCCGCGCAACAGCGGAAAACGTTAGAAATGTTAAATAACGAGGTATAAATGTCAATCTTTTATCTTCCAATAACAGCAGCTTACGGACTCAATATAAAGCCGAGTGAAGGGGCTAAGATCAATTTTTATGAAGTTGGAACCACCACAAGAAAAACATCATACAGCGATTCAGCAGAGTCGGTGCCACACGCGAATCCAGTATTAGCAGTATCAACAGGAGTTTGGCCTGCAATCTATATTTCCGGATTATACAAGATTGTCATCACAGACGCCGACGATAACATAATCACAAACGGAACGCAGGATAACCTGACGGGCCGGGACGGTGATGTGATATGGCAAGGTGATTTTAGCAGCACAACAAACAGCAGCAACTATCCTGCGTCAGGGAGCCAGGGCGATAAGTACCGGGTCGCTGAAGAGTTTGACCTTGCCACGGTTTCAGGCGGTTATACGCTTTATGTTGGTGACTTCATTATTGCCAATAAGCAAGGTGCTACCGGTATTGATGCGGATTGGGAGATTGAAAGAGGAAAGAATTCTGTGCAGAAAGTTGTTAATTTTTCCAGCAAGAACCTAATTGTCGATGTAACCGGTAATGATACCGTAGATATTGACGCCGATGTGATAAACCTGATTGATTCGAATAACCGGGTCAAACAGGTATCAGACGTTGATTTAACTTTTACCATGCCAACAGATTTACTTTTCGGTTCTGAAAAAGCGAGTCATTGGTATGACATGTGGACTGATGAAGATGGTTTGCATAAACTCACGGCACAACTAACAGGTACAGCAGATGCTGACGTTGCGAACTCTCTTTCTGCTACCGGGCTGACATTCGAGACTGATGGAGTAAAGGCTGATTATGAGATATATCAAACCGTTGACAATACAAAAGGATATGTAAAAGCAGTTACCAGTGAAACAGTTTTGACATGTAAGGATGCAGCTGGTGCTGATCTCGACCTATTCCCACTTGGAACTGAAACCTTTATAATAAAGGCGGTAAGCCCAACAGGTTTGGGTAATTATAAGGCTAAACCTGGGGTAGCTTATAATAATGCTGCTGGGAATTTTGACGACTCGACTTATACACAGATTCAGGACGAGAAAAGTTATTCAGAGGACGATGGAGATTTTACGGTTACTGGGACGAATTGGACGACAAACTACTCGGTTATTTTTGTAAAACAAATAAATGATTGGACAGGTTTAGGTTCATGGGGAATGTATTTTGCATCTAGAGGCACGCTGTCCAGCGCAACTGGTGCATTTGTTGGAACTATATCCGGAATAGATTTAACATCGCTAGATGTTGCTTTAAGTTCACGTTTTCTAAATGGTGGCACAAATATTGGCACACTTGTATCTACTTTTGCCGGAACAAACACGTTTCAATCTGTTCCTGCTACTGGAACTATTGATATAATACAAGTTTCAGGTCAAACGGGACTAGATAAAAAACCAACATTTCACAAATAAAAATGAAATATAAAAAATCAGCATCACCGGGTTGGGTATGGCAAATTGACGAATTCGGAAATAAAATAGAATTCAACAAGAAAAATAAGCCTGAACGATGGGCCGCAATGATGGAATGGGTATCCGAAGGAAACGAGATTGAAGACGCTTACAACGCCGAAGAACTTGCAGCAAAAGAAAAGGAAGAGGCAAAACAGGCTCTTGAATCTCAACGCCAGACCTGCCAAGCCCTGCTTAATAAGTCAGACAAGCGGATAGTATCAGATTGGCCATATCCTGAAGACAAGTCCGATAATGAGACTTACCGGAAAGAACTCAGGCTTTGCATGGCTAGCTATAAGATTCAGAAAATTCCGGTTGATCCGTTTAGTCAATCAGAAGAAAAGCTACCATCCTGATATAAACTAAAATTAACGTTGACATGGATATAGGGAACCCCACCTTTTATAAATGGGGTTACCTTCCTCTTGATCAGCTTTCCACCGGCAGAAAAAGTAACTTCCCTTTCCGGGAATATTTTAATCCCTTCTTTTTTGGCTCTATTCATTGTTAATCCCAAAGCCTCCATTTAAGCGAAGTCGTAAACCTGCCTGTGACATTAGCGGGAAGCCACGTACCGTTATACGCAGAGTTTTGACCGAATGGCACATGGTCTCCTGCATCAAGCGAAGACTCATCAGATGGGGTCGCCTTTTCCTGAACTAGAATATAATCAGTACCGGTTGTCAGGCCGTGACTTTCTCCTAGATCATAATTTGCAGACATTCCGCCCGGAAGCAACACCTCATTTAACCTTTCCATATCTGTCACTTTAACACCTGGAGTCTCATACCCATTCACAATAGCGCCCTTGGTCCAAATAGATAGATCCCCGTTATCAACATCAATCTCCATGTACCTGGACCCCTCAATTTTACCTGGAATCGTGAACCGGATAGGCCATATAAACCTGCTGTAAGTAGACAAGCCGATTCCAGAATTTGACGTCTGAGTTGTATTTTTGCCTTCCATCTCAACCGGAGTCCTGACCATCAAATCACGGTAATAATCCGGATAAAACGGCAGTTCCCAAAGCGGCGCAACATCAGCAGAAAAACCTAGGTTGACACGTTCGTTCTTGATATTGTCGGTCACTTCCTTGACTTTGATATCCTCAACAAACTGTCTAATGGTCGCTCTGAGTGTTAAATCCTGATCTAAGATAGCAATCGCAAGCTCGACCACCCTGTTATATTGGTCAGGCCCGGACCCGGCATCTGTGATGTATGTTTCAAGCGCCAACAGGTAAGCATCTGCTACAGTATCGCCGACAACTGAAAGCTCGTTGAACCCCTTTGCCATTGCCGGAAAGTTGAAGTATTCCAGAATCTCAGATTTAGCCAGCGGGAAAGCTGCCGGGATATCATTGTATCCGGGTGAGTTAGAATCAAAGAAATGATCTTCACCCAGGAAATACTCAAGGCTTGTGGCGTAGTTTTTATTGTGGGCGGTGGCTGATGAAGGTTCCATGCCTCTCAAGATCACATTATTAACATAGGCATTGTTGGCCTCACTAAAGCACGTTCCATTCGGGACAAGGAAAGAAATAAACGGTCCTGAAAAGTCGCCCCGGACAACGTAAGAACCATCATTAGTTTTTACCTCTCCTGATAAAGCCCCCGTCTGTGTCCATGTGGCATCGACAGAAGTTGCCCAAACGATTGTCCCCTTTTTGCAGAATGCGGTTTCTATCTTTCCGCTTGGATTTGAAACTACAGCGGGCATTGTGTCACCAGACGCATCTGCCCAATCACCTTTTGGCCCCATAGGACCAATAGGCCCACGATCACCCGGACCACATCCCGTCAAAAAAAGGATGAAAATAATAATCAGCTTTTTCATGGTTTCCTCCATTGGTTAGATATTCAATTATATCATTAATCAATTTCAATTGCGATAGGCTCCTGACCGTAGTTTGTCAATACATTCCACCTATCCCAATTGCATGATGGGGCTGAGAAAGAGTTAAACACGACACAATCAACCCCATTTTTGGTCGTGAAATGCTTCGTTTGAATCGGCACTATGCCCATTACGAGAGTAAGGAATATCAGGATAAGAGCTATTGCTATGTGCATCAATGATATTTTCATATTGCCTTTGTGTTCATGATTGCTGCGATTGCGCCGCTTAGATCAAATCCATCCGCATATTCTGCGACATTATCAGCGCAGGCATGGCGGGTGATCTTGTCTTGCCGCTTTAGGGCGATAATTAATTCCTCCTTGATCTGTTTTCTGTGCGGCTTACATGATCTCGGAAGTTTTAGCACAAAATCTTCGGCTCTCTCTTCTGCTGTCTTCATTTTTCCTCCCATGATGGGGTTAGATTTTCGGCTCATTTTACACCTCGTACCGCTTCGCACACCTCGCAACCCTTATCCAGACCAATCGGCATAGTCCTGTGAGTATGGCAGGTATGGCAGATAAGAACCTCGTGACCTTTCGGGGTATTCTCCAATGCCGATTTAATTTCCCGGATATGGTTCAGCCGGTCGATGTATTCTGAGTTTACAGCGGTACGATCTGTCGCTGTCATTTTAATAACTCCATAAAGCTATCAATTCGACGCTTAAAATCATCAAAGTCATAAATCAGCCAGTAGACCCCACCAGCCGCTTCAACTTCTTCCTGGTACGATATTTGGCCATCTGACTGCCCATTCTTCCCAATCTTAGTTTCAACTGCTATAAACATTCCCATATTGCAGATATGCAGATCAGCGACCCCCGGTTTTTTCCGCTTAAACTTCCGCTGGCCACGGTTCAATGTGCTGGTATCGATTGGCTTACATCTTGGCATAGAGTCGGCGTAATCGTAACAGGCGTTCCTGAGATCGGTTTCTTTCATGTTCCCCATTGCTCAGCCATTGCATCGGCCAAACCCTGAAAGGTTATAGACTTTAAAGATCGTCCGTTCGGGTTTCTTTTTGTACTCCAAAAGTCAATTTTTTTGTATGGTCCTCGATGGTGATTTGTGGGTGTCAGTTTTGGCAACCCTTCCAGCCACAGGCAAATATCCTTATTGTATTCATGCCCAAACATGAACGGTCTGACAATTTGGTCTGGTTTTCTATACCTGGTAGACATCACTCCGATTGGATTTTCAACGGCAATCTTCGGAATCCCTGCATTGACAAATTTCATGAAAAAATCAATCCCGGCGTCTCTTCCCTCTTCCCATTTAAGGTGCGGCCTCCTGGTTATGTTTGCCTGTCCACCGTTGCACAAATAAGTGCATGGCGGGTGAGCAATAATCATATCCCACCCGTTGCTAATTATATCGAAAACATCTCCCTGATAATGTTTACCGTATATTTCGGACGGTAACAGATCACAGCTCCAAGCATCATGGCCTTTTTTTCTGAACGCCTCTCGGACAACCCCGCTAAACTCACACGCAATTAATATTTTCATTTCGCTACCATATATTCAGTTGCAGCCATAAACGCTGTAAAATCCCCACTCCGGAGCGCCGACTCAACCTGATGGCTACACCCCTTAAACATGTTAGCAATCGGCCTCTGACCCGCAAGCTCTTTCTCTCTCTGCTGACATTCATCCTTCATTGTCCGGTTGTGCCGCGGTCCCACTGGATACTCAATACATTTTGCGTCATCCCAACATGCTACGACCTTTCGATGGTACAATGTGTTGTAATTTATGGATGAATAAATCGACCAATCCCAGATGGTTCCGGTGATATCGCGGTAAGTAATTGTCGCCGGGTTCTTTGCAGTCATTTGGCCTTCCAGTATGGACAATTGAATGTTGCATATTGATCTGGAGTCAAACGATCTTGCCAACATTCCATACCATCATCACCCCTGACAAAATTAGCGCAAATTCGGCAAGCGCGCCTTTCTGGATTTGCAAAACATATTTTCTCATGAATCACAATTGCTGATTCCTTTGTATTTACCCGATGACCGCATTTAAACTTGCATGCATAGGCTGTGATTTTTCTAGGCATCTTTACCTCGATTAGATATGTTTATAGATCTATGTATGTTTGTGGTTATGGCTGAGTGTTTAAATCAACCCAGCATTTCCATGCTTCATCCGCGTATGCCCATGATATAGTCCCAAACCCGCAATTGTTACACTCGACTGTGTATGGTCCCTCTTCTTTTGGCCAAATTTCAGGATCACCGCCACATTTTTCACATTTCGTTTCTTTTGAGGCCTTAAAGAATTGATCGATATGAATCATCATATCCCCTGTGTTATGTGTGTTTGTGATTAATCCCATCCAAGACGGTGCTTGAAGCCTTCAGTCCCATAGAAATCTTCTTGGCTTGCTTCCTCAACCATATCGAACAGAGTGTTGATTATCTTAATAAACTCCAGAGCCTCTTCTATTGTCTGAGCGCCGGATAGCAGTTTTCCTCTCACTGTATAAAATTCTTTTTCATCCATCCTATCCCCTGTGTTATAGATGTTTAAGACTAAAAACAATGAACATCAATTTAATAATTTGGTCAGGTATTACGCTTTGATTCCGAACTAACCGAAGTTTTAAGCGCCGTTTCCATAACCTCTTAAAATCGATCTGATCAGCAACTTCGTGGCAGTCCTGGCATAATGTAACCAGTGATCTATTGGGATATTCCCACGGGTTCAAATCAGTCCTGTAATAGAGATGGTGGATTGATAGCATGGTTTTGGTACTCAGACAGCACATGCACTTGAAACCGTCCCTGTTCAGAATCTTCAACCGCTTTTTCTGCCAACGTGGATCTTTTAACTTCTCTGAATACTTGCTCATTCTGAGAACCGGCTATTTTTCACATCAAATTTCAAGACAGCCTCTCCGACTTCCCCGCACTCCTTGAACCGGATTTTTTGAGTGTAAATTTTCGTGATCTTCTCTTCAAAATCCCGGTAGACACAAACGCAATTGTCCGCTTTATTCCTCCAATGGGCTGAACCTGAAATGTCGTATGGAGTCGGCACCGGGTAATTCCCCGCGTTTGGACCCTTGTCTACTTTCTTCATCTTGAAAGGGTGGGCAACCAGCCAGATATGAACATCATTCATTCGGCAGAAATAGCGAATCTTTGACAGTGCCTTGGAAATGTAATCTGTTTCTGATACACTTCCCCGGTTATGCTCAATCTCGTTCCAAGGATCTATCACAATTCCCCGGACACCATGTTTAAATATTGCGGCCTTGGATAGCCTGAGAACTTCGTCGATGGTGGGTGAGTCTGTTTCTGGTAGAAGAAAATAGAAGAAATTGGTCAGAATCTTTTGAGCGTCGAGCATTTCTTTCTCTGACATATGCCCGTTGTAATTCCGTCCAAAAGGCTTACCCACGGTGATTTCTGTCAGGTTTGCAATATGCCTTTCACATGGTGCGTTTTCCGGGGAGAAGACCGCAAACTTCCAATTGTGGTGCTTTGCTACATTGATCATCAAATTATCAAGCCAGACAGATTTCCCATGAGAAGGAATCCCGGTTACAACCGTAAACTCTTTAGTTCGTGGGCTGTATATCTTGTTGACACCGGGCCAACCAGTAGAAACCCCAGGAAGAAACCCGTTTTTGTAATAGTCCATAATGGAACTCTGAAAGCTGTCCACATCGTAAAGACCTTTTACCGGGTAATCTTCTGCTTCTTTGATACACTCTGCAACCTTGTCTACCCCATATTTAACCATAACATCGTTGATATCTTTGCAATCTTCAGGGTAAGAAACTTTCTTGCATATCTCGAACCCGAATCGCCTCGCCAATTCATCCCGAAATCTTATTCCAACCTCATCAGCATCCATTACCAGAACGATTTCCTTAAAGTCATAATAAATCTCATAGATCGAATCGATATAATCAAAGTCAACCCGTTCAATGTCGGTATTGGTAGATGGTGCACCATTAGGGACTGAGGTAACATGGTCTAAACCACACTCTAAGAGCGTCAGGGCGTCAATCTCTCCCTCTGTGATATAGATACGCATGACTGACTTGGCTTGCTGATCCTTGACCGGGTTATACATCACCATCCGACATTCTGATTCCATTTTCATATTCTTTTTGCCATCCCGATACTTACGGTTTATCAGGTCGCCGTCAATGAAGTATGGAAACACAATACAATTTTCTTCTTGGCTGGTTTGGGGCATGAATGCTTTTTCATGGGAAACATTATATTTAGTCTGAGTGTCGATACTGATTCCCCTTGCCTCCAAATGTCCAGCGGTCTTCTCTTCAAACGATTGCTCTCTGAACACTGGCTTTTTAAATTTCTTCATCATTGGGACTATCTCCTTGATTGTTAGGCTGCCTGTCCATCCACAATTTGCGCTATGACAATTCCAGATCCCTTTTTCGATATTAACAGAAAGGTTTTTATTCTTCTTCTTACATTTCGGGCATGATACCTTTTGCTGAGTGCTTCCTGGTTGGTTGACCAGTATTCCAAAGTCTGAAAAATTCATAACCATGCCGGGGTTGCGGGTTTCTTATTTGGACTATCTTTCAAATCCCTTATTATCCAATTTTGGATTGTCTTAGACCAATCTGAATATTGATTGCCTTTTGAACTATGCCAGATTAAACACGCCTCAATTGAACTCTCAAGATCACCGTTCGTCAATCCTTTTTTATTTGCCCATGATTTGAGTTGTTCTGTTATTTTAAAATCAGTCGGGTCTGGTGCGTTAGAAGTTATTCCTTTCTTAACATTCTTATTCTTCTTAACATTATTGTTTGTGTCTCGTTTGGTGTTCGTTTGGTGTTCGTCTGTTGTAACGTTTGGTGTCTCGTTTGATTTGTCTTTACCTTGGTAAATCTCATAATTACAAACACTTATGATGGTTGTTTTGTTGTCTCGTTTTATGTCTATCATTGATTGTTCACAAAGCCAGTTAAGAAACCTTCTTACTTTCATCCTTGACCATCTCCATTCGTCGGCAAGTGTCAGTTCAGACCTTGCAGTCTGACCTCTTTTTACATCAACCCATATGCCCCGTTTAAAAAATCCACCATCCGCATGGTTAGCTTCAATTAAAATGTCTACCCATGCCTGAGCCTTTGTGAACGGTTCCGACTTCCAAAGCGGGTTAGCTTTAATGGATCGATACAGTTTAATGTATCCTTGACCCATTATTTTTCCATGTATGCGGTGATCTCTTCCTTGACTTCATCCTTCAAAGGTGAAAAATCGTTCAACTGCTGAATAAATTGAACGTAGCTTATCCCGTATGCAAATATATACTTTGACCAGAACCACTTGAACGACTGACCGTTTTCCTTCATCCTGGCTTTAAATTTGGTAATCATATTTGTATCTCCTTTTGGATTGTTTAGCCCATTTTATTATAAACTAATAATTAAGTCAAGTACAATCCACCACTATTTCAAATTAAATAGCCCCGGTGTGCCATCCTTTACACCAAGCCCCGAAACCTGACGATTCGGAGCGCCCGGAGCCGTTCGGTTAAAGTGATTTAACCCCTTTTTTAAACCCACAATTAAAAGCTTCAATTACTAGTTTCTCAATATCAATACTACCACCTCCGATAGATAGGAAATCTGCTATTCCTGTAAAATAATAGAAATCGTAACCATCCTTATGGCAAAAATCTTCAGAGTTATGAAAGCATCCAAAGTGGTATTGAGGAAGCCCGTCTTTTCCAATTATTTTGTTGCCATCATGCTTTTTTATTTCCAACCCACAATGTTCGCATACGTCAATAGTTACTCTCATATCTCGTCCTCAATAAAACATGAACTCGAATGTCCATAAAGATAAGGAGACTCTTCAACCTTCACAACCAATTTGATCTTTCCGCCTTTCTCCAGGAACCTGCTTGTCTCCTGCTCGATAATTTCACGGCTTACCTGGTACCCCTTTTTCGGAAATATGTTCGCTGTATCACTTGGAGCGGTCCCTTTCTTTCTAGCGTTCCTCCAGTTCATTCTACCTTTCATTTTAGTCTCCCCGTATTCTTTCAGCTTGTTTTTTGGAGATGTTTTTACAATCAAGCCAAACCTTGTTCTTCTCGAACCACTCTTCAAAACTCTGCTTCCGCTGGTGGCGTAGTTCGTTGTTTGCTTCTGCCTCTTTAACCACTGCCAGCAACTCGTTATATGTAAATTGTTCAATACTTGGTTCATCAGTTACAAATTTAACAGCCTTCAGGGATTTTTTTATTACTTCCTCAGCGCTCACTGGCTCGTCTTGGATTGGTTCGAGCCAGTCTTTTGGGACTTGGTAGTATTTTTTGTACATGTAATAATATTCATCCACCTCTTCTAGGGGTATCACATCACCATTCTTTCCATTCATAGAAAATGCTGCGTGAGCATCACATCTTCTAACTTTATCTGGTATGTTCAATCTCCACTTTTTCATCTTCATCTCTCATGTGATAGGTTTATAACAATTTTCCATTCTGCAGCATGAATCTCTAACTCTTTCTGACTAGCATCCTTCGGCAGCGGTTGAGATAGTATCAGATCGCAATTCTGGCAGAGGAAAGCGGTCTGATCATCTGGAAGTTTCCCTCCCATTATCCCGCCACCGTGAGCCATTTTAATCAACCGGCTTTCAGCGTGTCTCCAAGCGCAGTCCCCGTTATCTGACCCACATCGGCGGCAATATCTATCCTTCGGCGGCTTGTGTTTTGGCCGGTGCGATTTCTTGGCCTTGCCGGGTTTTTCGTGTTTCATTTATCTCTGCGCCTGTCACCTATGAGATTGCAAGTCTGGGTTGATATTGTATTTTTACCCTTGCACGACTCTGAAAGGACATTCATTGCACCTTTCTTTGTCAATCCCCAACCAGACCAAATACCCATAACCTTTGCGTCCTTGTGCAATTTCTCAGCAGCTTCATATATTGCGTTTCTCATCGGACCGTCTGCCCCTCTTGGCATTTCATGTTTTGGCACATCGATCTCAAGTATTAAATGATAATAACTTTTCATTCTCTTCTCCTATGCTGGTTTAATCATGAGAGCATCATAATATTGATCCTCTTTGTGTGGTAAAGCAACTCCCTTTCCGATCATGTCTCGCTCAATCTCGGTCAGATATTCAGCGAACTGTTTAACCGTGGCGTTGGTTGTGCTGGTCAACTTGATAATCTGATCTGATAAAGCCTTTGACTCTGCATGGAATCCTTGATTGTGGACCTCTCTGACTGCCTGAATCATGGCCGCATATCCTTCATCATCCCGTTCATAAATCGGGACCAGCATCCGGCGTCTGAGATCATAATGCAGATCCTCTTTAGTCATTCCCAACTCATTGGCGATTATAGTAGCCCAATACCAATAAATCGTATTTTGCAGCAAGCTCCGGTCTTTGTGATGATCTTTGACCACAACCTCGATCAGCGGCTTCTCTGGCTGAGCTTCGATAAAAGCGATGAGATGGGATAGGACGGCTTTATCTCTCAGGACGAAAGTTTTCTGTTTCATCAGTAATTAATGGAAATATAGGAGATCTGACCTTTGGCAATAGCTTTGATGATCTCCATTCCAAAATTATCATCAACACCAAGCGCCTTCACTAAATCAGCCAGAGCCTCGTTATTAATCTTTTTCTGATGCTTGACATTGGCCGCTTTCTTCTCTGCCTTCTCGCGTTCGATGCGTTCAGTTTCCAGCCGGTCACGTTCAACCCGTTTAGCTTCATCAGCGGCTTTCTGTTCAGCGAGTTTCACAGCGTTTTCCTGACCAATCTTCGCCTGTTTTGCATCATCAACCCGCTTCTGCTCAGCTTCTTTCAGCTTGCGCTTGGCCTCTTCCTTGTCAACTTTGGCCTTCGCCTCGCGCTTGAGAATCTTCTCTTTTTCAGCGTTCGCCTTTTTCTCAGCTTCGAGCTTGGCGTTGTCGGCAGCTTCTTTCTGAAGACGTTCTTCTCGCTCAAACTGAGCCTTTGCGAATCTGTCCGCCTCTTCCGCTTCAAGTCGTTCCTTTTCAATCTTGGCGAATTCAGCCTCTTTCCGAAGAACCTCGCGCTCCCGATCGATGAAATCATTGTCTGCAATAGCCTGATCCCAATCAGCCAGGTATTCAGTGAGTAGACGGGCCTCTTCCTTTTTCCAATCTTCTTCATCCTCCCAATCAGTCAGAGGTTTACGAACTTCAGCTTTCAGGTAATCCAGACAATCACGGATATGCTTGCGGGATGCGTCAACAGTCTTCGCCTTCGCCTTCCAATCTGCAACCAGATCCTTACCCATGCCGTCAAGTGCGGTTTTCGCCTTCGACACCTGATGTGCCATAGATGCGATTTTCTTTCGGCTGGAATCGGTTTTAAGGTCTGGAATAAACGCTTTCACTTTTTCAGAAATCCCCTCAAGTAAGGGGTCCACTTTTTCACCAGTGAACAGCTCAACGGCGTTTATATTCTCGATGACAACCAGTTCAGTTGCGACTTCGGGTGCTGCCTCTTCTCTTCTCATGGTTTCCCCAATTGTTAAGATTCTTTGAATTTAGACTGAGCTTTAAACCAGTCGGCTTGCTTATCTGAAAGGGAGTATTTCTTGTTATTCCAATAGATCGTGTTGCCTTTATACAACTTGCCATTCCACGCTTCGTAACATACAAGGCAATCATCAGCGTTCATTGCTCCACCGTCTTCAGCTTTTGGCTTCTGCTGTTGATTGCTGGCACCTGACGTTGAATTGTCCTGATTGTCTGCATCCTTGGTATCATCTATCAGGAAAAGACCGTTTAAGGCGTATTTTCGAGCATATGAAGATGCAGCCCCGGTGATCTGACTTTCGTCCATTCCTTTCTTTGACTCAGGCTCCCTTGCGTATGCCTTGACTGTCTCTGATACTGACCCATCTGCATCGCTTTCTTTCCAGATAATTCTAACAGTCGCCTCAACGTAAACCCGACCGCCAACCTCAACTATTGAATCAGTAATAGTCAATCTGCAATTGTGTTTCTTCAGAAGAGGCTTAACCGCTTCCAGTATATCTTCACAGTTCCGGTATTTGTAGCCACCGAAATCGTTGTTCTGCCTCTTCGGCGCTTTTAACTCTGTCTGAATCTCAAGCAGTGACATAATGCCTCCTGATAATGTTGTGGTAAAATTTGAGGTTACGCTCAAAGTGCTTGATTGACTTCCAGGCGATAGAGGATGGATTAAAAACGGTTCCGGATACACTGCTTGCATAGTGTAGCATGTCGTGTAATAGTACCATTATGAACCGTAGCTTCCATCCTAAAGTCATCTGAAAAGCGGTCCGGACTCTGACAGACTCAAAGTCAACACTTGCAGCATAATACGTGCAGATTATCGCCATTTCATGCCCCGTCATGCTATCCAGCACCGATATCAGGTTACGATACGGAAGGACTTTAAGCACCATCATCCACCGTTGAGCCTCTATCCCGAGATTGATCATTTTCCCCGCTCTTTTAACATTGAATCTGCCTGTTCGTATGACCAATTAGAAATATAGTCATTCCCCGCTTCACACATTGGACCTGATCGCTGATCAACATGAGGATTGCCTAAAATTGCCGCCATCGCTTTTGCTGCGAAGTAATCACGAAGGGTCATCCCCATTGCGTTGCAAACTTGTTCTTGCCCTGCCACATCTGGATGTACAGGGAATGCCGGTTCTTTTTCATTTTTAATCCTTGAATGAAGGACAGTCACCTGCCGTATCAGTTTCACCTTCTGCACGACATTGGCCGTGTCTCATGTAAATACAAACCTCGCACTCTTCGCCCTCTTTATCTTCCACGTAAGATTTTAAATCCTGAATAACATCTTCCAGATTTTCGATAAGATCATTTATCTCTTTCTGATCGAGTGGACCATCAATAATAGTTGTACCGCCTTCCTCAACTGTGACTTCCGCATACTTCCCGCAGATACCCCTTACTGACATTTTCATATTTTATCCCTAGAATGGAATGGGTTCGTAATCCGGGTTCGTTGCATTTGAAATGAAATTCTGCATTGCCTGGACTGCCGTGTCTCCTGACGCCTCAATCCGTCCGACTACCAGGAGAAACCTTCCGGTGTCTTTGTTCTCTTTCATCGAGAAACTGCCGTCCCACCGCTGTCCGTGTTCATACATGGCATTGATGAGGCATAGCTCTTTGACAATGTTCTCTCTGAGTGGGTCTTCAAAATATTTATCGCTCATAATTCTCCCATTGGTTTATTTCCTGTGAAGCCGAATGCTTCTGATCCGCTTAGGACTCTGATCGAATCCAACACTTTGAACCCACTGGTTCGGAAGTTCAATCCAATGACCATCTGCGCTGATCCACTTGGTTCCGTCCCAATGCGGTTTATGACTGAATGAAAACAATCTCGTTCCGCCCTTGCTTCGTGCGATCCACATTTCCATCATTTCCATATTTCCTCTTTGGTTTAGGGGACGAATCCCCCGGTTATTAAAAAAGAGCAGCTTCGATTTCGCCAACCATATGATGCATGCTTTCAAGACGTGACCTGATTTTATCAACGCTGAAGGTAAGAACATCAGACAGCGTCGGTTCATCAGAGTTTTCTGTTTCATCCGCTATAGGTCGCGGGCCATTGATTTTTGACAGCAAAGACTGGATACGTTCTGACAGGTTGTCAATTTCGCAAATAGCTGCGTTAAGCTCTAAATGCTTTGGGCGTTTTGCTGGCATGGCTTCATTCATGTTTGTACTCTCTAATAAAGGTTAAGTAATTCGGGAAATCAATAAGAGATATAGAGTCTCTTTTACTCGGCATGTTCAGTGATCGTTTTATCCGTTTCAGGATCGATTTGTGATGCCTTGATGTAATACTCCCATAAAAAAAGTTATGCTGTCAAGTAAAAAAAGTACTTGACACGAAAAAAAGTTTGGGGTAGTATTAAATCAACAGTTAAATTAAACAATGAGGGGAACATGACAATAAAAAACAAGCTCACTAATCAGGTAATAAAAGTAGATAAGCGGTTGTGGGAAGTATTCAGGGCTACCGGTATTCTTTGTGGCAAAAAGGTTCCTGAAGCACTTGAGGCTGCTATTTCTGACTACATCAAAAAGAACAAGGGCATAGTAGGGTAGACAGTAAATAAAAAAGTAGATACATTAGAGCCACAAACCCCAACAAGGTCAATTAATGGACTGGGAACTCTACAGACTACCGGATGGAAGATTAGACATATTCCAAGCCTTAAAAGACAGCAACGAAGCAAGGTCACTGGATAACTTACATATTGGCCTGTCTATTGCCTCTGCAATATCCTCGCTTTACCCGATCAAATCAAGGCAACTCGCAACCACCATACTTGTTTTTGCAATCCAATTATCAGAGGCTACGGGATGAAGACCGAAGAGCTTGGAGACATATTTAGCGGTGCCGATCTTGAGTCAGACATAAAGATTCTAATTGGCTACACGTGGGCTGAAGGTAGCCAAGTAAGGGAATTCCCATCAAGCCTTTTTAATGAGTTCGCTGAATATTTAGCAAACAAAATATACGAGCCAGCAGAATGAAAACCGACTTCAAACAACAGGAATTCAGGCACCCGATATTAAGAGAACTCCTTGAGTGGCTGGAAGAGGAAACCGGCTTCGAATTTACAGAAACAAGTTCCCACAGGGAAGGCGATAAGGGTGTT